CTTGCAAAATATGTGAACCAACAGCATTTCTAGGTTTAATCCAAACAAAATCAGGACTAAAACCTACACCGCTAATGCTTTGTGTGCCACTATCTCCTGTATACAGCACTGTGTTGAAACCATCAGCTTGTGTCGTAGGCTTCATTGGTAGATAGAAACCATTAGTACCGTATGTGCCTGTGTAGTTTTTAGCCTTCCAAGTACCGTTGGCATCGTACTCACCAAAGTCATCAGCAGTTAAGGCTTGACCGTCAATAAAGTTTACTTCTGTTAGATAAGCATCTAAATAAGAAGAGGATGCAAAATTAAGTTTACTAATAGTATGTAATCCTGCAGCGTTAATACTCATATCTGCATTTTGTGCAGGAGTAGAAGCAAATGTTAAAGTTTGTTGTTCACTGTTTACATAAATTTTAATTCTATTAGTTGAAGTAGCTTGAGTAGTATCTATAACAATAACAATGTGATACCAAGCTGAAGGATCTCTAAATACAGCAGACGTATACACATTTGCAGTATATGAACCACCAGTAATATTTCTAAATTCTATTGCATCAAGATTTCCACTTGCTGCTCTAAGTCTAAGCCAAGCATCATTATTACTGGTAGCATCGCCACCACAAAATAAAGCCTGATAATCACTTAGTTTTCCACGTTTAACCCATCCACTCCAAGTCCAAGTTCTTCTGTTTCCTGCGCTTGGAAAAGTTCTACTTAAATAAGCACTAGCAGAACTACGCAGTCTCAGACTATCTGTGATCTCATAGTCATCACCAGAAGACCCAAAACCTGCTTGAAGTAAACTCATCCAAAGCTCCTGCTTACAGCTACATAAGCATTTGTTCCATTATCAAAGTAACTAAGTGTGTAGACACCAGCAGTTGAGATTGTTGTTAAATCAGCAGCGTTAATCTTAGTTGTGGCTGCAGCAGCAATAGCATGACCACCAGAGTTGTCTAACCAAACAAAACCACTTTGACCGTCAGTGTGATTAGTAAAGGTTAACGTGCCTGCGCCACTTGGTGTGCATTTAAAATTGTTAGTTACGTTTAGGTCAAACGATAAATCGTTATCAGTAGTTACTGTGCCTCTGAATGGTGCTGTAAGTGTGTCTGCTGTGTCAGCTTTTAATGTGTCAGCATCAAACGCCTGGACGTCACTACCAATTGCGACACCTAACGCGGTGCGCGCTGCGCCTGCGTTCGCTGCACCTGTACCACCTTGCGCTACTGATAATGGTGTTGTTAACCCACTTAGGCTTGTGATGTCAGAATTAGCGCCTGAGGACGCTTTTGCTGAAATTGCACCTATGTCGTCAGCAAGAATGGACATATCGCTTAGCACTTCAGGAACTGCTAATGCGTTCATATCAGACACCACGTCAGCCGTTGCCAGTGTGTTCATGTCAGCCACGATATCGGCGGTTGCTAACGTATTCATATCAGCAACAACATCCGCAGTTGCCAGTATGTTCATGTCATTAACGACGTCAGCTGTCGCCAGTGTGTTCATGTCAGATACAACATCGGCAGTAGCCAGTGTATTCATATCTGATACGACGTCAGCAGTACCCAGCGTATTCATGTCAGCCACGATGTCAGCGGTTGCCAGTATTGCCATATCTGCAATCACATCAGCAGCTGCAAGCGTATTTACATTCGCAATTGACCCGGCAACAGTATTCACATTCGCAATCGATCCACCCGTTGTATTAACGTTCGATATTGAACCGGCAACCGTGCCAATTGTGTTAGACCCGCCTAAATTACTTGCTATTGTATTTACATTGGCAATTGACCCAGCCGTAGTGTTCACATTGGCGATCGATCCGGCTGTCGTGTTAACGTTCGCAATCGACCCAGCTGTGGTGTTGACGTTGGCAATGTTTGTCGCGACCGTCGTAATCGACGAAAGGTTATCTGAAAGGGTATTAATATTATCTACAAGCGTTTGCGCATCTGCATCCGAAAGTAATGATAACTTTGCCGATCTATCGACATCAACTTTTAGCTGTTGCGTCAAAATTGTTAATCGATCAAGCGCATCGTTGATCACGGTAGGGTAAAACCCACCCTGATTGGTCAAATCGACGGCCTGTAGGTAATCCACTTCTGATGTAATTACCATTGTTTCCCCGGACGGCAGCGCCGTATCGAGCGTAATTGAGCCTCCGGGTGATGAATCTTGATCAGCATTAAGTGCGACAGTATAGTCATTAGCCGATATAGTTGATTCAACTCCTAAAGCATTTGCTTTCGTTACCAGTAATTCGCTAGATGAAAATACTTTAAAAGCAAATGCAAATGCCGTCGTTGACCCATTACCTGAATAAATGGCCGTTTTGCGGGTTTCCGATTGTATGGTCATAACTTACCTTTATATTGTTTCAATTAAACGTCTTTTTTTAAAAATAGGTGTACACCTATCTATTCGCCTTGATAACCAAACAACACCGCTGCCGGGTTATCTGTATCGCCCTCGATATAGGCCGTAGTACCTTTAATTGTTCTGTTTATTTGCGCTCCAGGTAGCCCAGTTAATGAGCTGGTCAAGCTAATGCCTGAACGCACAAACGCTTCATCTACCTCACCCTGACTTGCTTGATTTATAAATTTGGCCGCATCACCAATTACTCGAGTTCCCGACGGGCCACCGTAGCCACCAAACCAGTTACCTGTTATTGCCGCTTTAACTGGATAGCCAAGCTCTCGGAAAAATACAAACATATTTAACCAATACGCTGCGTATTCACCCGCCAACTTACGCGCAAACGCTTCAGGGTTATCAGGGTCATATTCCTCAAGCTCACCGGGTGTGAATGAATTTTTAAGTATTTGCTCGGCAATTACTGGCAACATCAAAACCAATGTGTAATTCCACAGCTTTTTCATCTTCGATGCTTCACTCATATTTTTAGTTGCGATGAGCATATTGAGCTGCGTGTTTGCGTAGTTATAAAAAACTGTAAATAATTTCTGTGATGCACCCCCGCGCTCGATTTGGGATAAATCCATAATTTCACCAGAGCCTTGCGTGTCTTTAATAATTTGGTCTGCAACACCTCGCGATAACTCGTGATCTCCGCTTTTAGCCATGTGCTGCCGATACGCCGCGTTCCAAGACATCACATCGACAGTTTGCTGTACTTGCAGCATTAGGAAATACGTGGCTGCTTGGAGGGTACGCGTGACTTTAGTCTTNCCNTCAACCACATTCATGACCTCTCGCAATTCTCTAAATCGCGTTTTAGATCGCGTGCGCATAAACGAGCTTAATTCTTTGACGTCACGCGTTGCGCGAATCGGATTAGCAACAAAGCGAATTAACTCAGGTAATAGGTATTTCGGACTGACACGCGTCATGGTTCCTAATACACCAGTCGTTTGCAGGATCGAGTTCATAATGTTCATGCCAAGACCCGCTGCGGATACACCTCGACGCAACATACCAAACATCCAATCAATTCCATTGGTGCTGACATAACCGCGCGCAATGTCTTCGCGCCAACGCATAATTTGCTCATGCGCTTCGCGCCCGTAATTTTTGAATATAGCGTCAGCGACTGGGCCTTTAGCCATCACCTTATTAAAATCGATTAGCCATTCGCGCCAGGCTAAATCGTGAATGACATCGCTCACGCCGGTAAACAAACCATTAAGGTTTAACAATAATGGTCGGCCTTGAATCTCACCTTCATATCGAGATTTAGTAAAACTACGTCTGGTCGTTTGAACTGATCGGCCAGTCGCCATTTGCTGTTTAGCTTGCTCTTTAGCGTCTTGATCTGACGCTTGAACACTGGCCTCTGGGTCATAGATTACCGGGTAATAACCGCCGTCTAATTGAATCGTTTTACCGTCAAGCGTTTCAATTTCAAATGGCATTGGTACAATCCAATCAGGCTCTTTACCCTCAATGCGCTTCATTTGCGCACCGACCTGTGGCCGCCAAGAATCGAGATATGTCCACACGTTTTGAACTGCTTGCCAATCAGCTTCAGTCAACGCCTCAGCAAATAGACTGCGCAGCTGCGCTTCAGAAAGATTGTTATTTAAAGTCAATCGACTGATATTTGACTCGTTACCAAAATTGAGCGCCATGACGACAATTTCTTCATAGGTAAGTGATTGTTGTACAGACTCCCAATAACGTACCTTTTGCATACCACCAAAGCGCTTGGCGTTTTTAAACATAGGCGCCATGATTTTTAATAATCGTTCTGTCGATAATGCGCGCTGCTCAGTTTCATACGCACTTTTATCTGTCGCCGTTTTAATTAAAAACTGAAACATTGGCCCACCATCAATACCACCATCCATCATGAACGCCAAAGTGCTTACGCGAACGTGACTCATCGAAAACCGTTTAGCTAAACGCTTTGCTCGGCCTCTGAAATTAACTGGTGTTTTATTCGAAGGTTTACGCCCACTGCCAAATTTGTTAATGACATCTGTAAGTATGCTTTTTTGCTCGTCAACTCGACGCGTTGCTTGTGCGCCGTATAACTGATTTTTAAATTTGCCGATGTGCTCAATTTGTTTAACGGTTTCATACAACTCGTTAAATTCATCAAACGTTAAATCGTAATGACTTTTTCGCACACCTTCTTGGGCAAAGCCACTAAGCATTGTGGCTTTTTGCGCGTCATCCATATCTGGATTTTTCAATAATGCAGCCGCGTACAACGCTCTTTGCTCTTCGGTCAGAAATAGGTCAAGCGCAACATCTGGAATGACGTCTTGGTCGAGTTGACCAATGATATATTGAGCGAACGCCGATTTGCGATCAGCGGATATAACTGATTGTGTCGATAGATCAAAGCGTGACAGCACATCTAAAATTGCATCAAGATACTCTGGCGCGAGGCGCTTTGCGGCGCCAGGCTTATTGAAGCCAGCAAAATACTTCAACGCTTTATCGATCATGTCTCGAGCTTTGTAACCTTGCTCAGATAATTGAGTCGACAGCAATTGATTCATTTTTTCGACGTAAGCCTGCTCGTTGTCCCCATTCTTTAATGCTTTTCGCGCAGCGCGCGCCGCTCTTGCGGCAGCGTTAAACGCGTTTCGCGGTTTGATGTTGCGAATTTTTTGTCTGCTCAACGTAGCTGCCGCTTGCATTTTCGCCGCTTGGTACGCCACTTTAACTTTGCCAAGCGCTGTACCTAAGATATTCAACTCAGTATTTACAAATCGAGTGCGTGCGACATTTGCTAACGCTCTATCTGCTGCGGCCTCAATCGACTGCTGGTCAGACAATTCAGCATATTGCTCAATCATGCGCTGATCCACTAAAGCGTTAACTGCGTCAGTGATATTGTCAGCTTTTAGAATGTCGTTTACGAATACCTCTGCGCTTGCAAACCCAAATCGGTCGGCCAACATTTGCACGCTCAAACCGTTTCGCGCGGTCATACCCATTGCTTTGAGTTTGTCGGCTTTTTCAGTACCGACCATATCTGCTAAGTAATCGTAATCTAATCGGCCAGACTCGAGCGCTGAAGGATTGACCACTTGATCACCTGGCTGCGCGTCATAATTTAGAAAATTATAATTTACGCCGCTGCTATAAACCGCCTCACCTGATGTGTGACTGAACATAAACTTTTCTTCTAAGTCAGTGATATCAGCTTTACCGTTCTCATCACGCTCGAGATACCCGTATTCAGCCAGCAATTCGACCATCGCGTCTGGTGTTAATCCACCGCGTACACGTACAACTGGTTTTCTTTTGAAAACTTCGCTTTTATCCTCTGGGTCGTAACCCCATTCACTGACAATTGCTTTTTTGTTTAGGCCGCCTAGCTTTGCAATAGCGACCATTAGCGTATCTATTTCGTAATCAACTGCCCCATCTTTAGATACTGGTGGTGGATCGAGCTGATCGATCTTATCCTCGGGTCTAACTTTATTGGTGAGGAATTGCCAAGCTTGGTAAACAGGCTCTGCCAATATATCCAAACGCGCGCTCGAGCGAATGTGTCGACGTTTTTCACGCGCTTGACGTTGCAAAGTTCTGATCTTTTTTGCCCGGGCGTTACTGAGGTATTTCAGATCACGCAAAGATTTTTCGTCTAAATTTTGTACTGCTTCAGCACGCGCCTCTTCGTTCATTTCAAGATACGCTGCATAACCCTCTTCACTCATTCCCGCTTCTTCAGCTGACTCGAACAATGGCAGCATCGAGCGCGCCTCCGTTACGAGCTTGATTTCCTCATCGGTAGCCAGCATCCGATCAAAAATGCCGCGCACTTCATCGCTTAAATCTCCAGCCTCTGGGTTTTGCTCAAGATATGCTTTAAGTGTTTGATACACACTCTTCATAAATTCTTTGAATCTTTGGAATACACGCTGTAATTCAATGCTAGGTGACTTACCTTCAAACGCGTAACGCTCCCAAGACTCAGCAAACTTTTCGTGATAAAAACGTTTTTCTTCAAATGACAAACCATCAAACTGTAGGATTTGCTCATTTATTGGCCCACTGATACCCAGGTGGGTAAACAACACATTCATGTCATTCAAAAATTTAGATTGTGTCTCATTCAAAGTCTCGAGCGCCAAGAGACGCTTGATCGAGTTCATGTTGTTCTCGAAGAACAAATGGCCTACTTCATGAATCATGGTCGACGCATCGGCGTTTCTTAATAACGTGATAGTCAATGTTCGCGGATCAAACGCGCCACGATTAACTTCAGCTGGTGAGCTTTGCGGATAAAACTCTGGCGCTTNAGTTATTAAGTTATTACCCATAACGATGATTGGCGTTTCAGTAATGTCTTGCGTTGCTTCAGGCAATCTGACGCGCCGCTGCTCATCTGTTAGCAACATACGTTTTTGCGTGTTTCTCGCTTCGATTTCACCAAATAATCGGTGATAAATAATATCTCGCAAACCTACATCTTGGCTCAGTCGTTTTAATATCCTATCTTCATCCAAATCACCCTGAAATCGAGTGTACAAAACGGGCATTGCCTCTTCCATCGAATCAATTTGTTGTTCGAGACGCGCCTCTTGCTTTTTGTCCATTTGAGCGTTGAGGGTATAAACATTGCGCAAAAACTCTTTAATAATTTTGTTTGGTGTAATGTCGGAATGCGTTTCATAAAAATCGCGCGTATCTTGTGTGATAAACGGATCAATGAAATCTGCCATGTCAGCGGCCCACTCTCGAATCGCTCGATCTTTTTTAGGCTGCCGCAGGTTATTAATTGCATTACCTCGAGATTCTAACGCTCGACCTCTTTCACGATTCTCTTGGTCAACACGATAGAGCTTATAAAATTCACCTTGAGCAAACAGATTGTTATACGCCCGAATGTGCCGCCATACCCGACCCGGGTTTTCCCGAACGCTGTATTCTCTTAATTTTTGAACATCTTCGAAAAACTGACCTTGAACAATTCTCGCCCAGAGTTTATCGGCGCGCTCTTGGAGTGGTATCAAATCCTGTTTTAAGATGGATAACTCGACTTTTGTATCGTCAATCGTTGCAAGAAAATCGGGTATGAGTAACTTCATAAACGCTTGCTGCGAATTGCCTCCGCGTGCGAAATCCTCATACTCTTGAATAGCGTGCTGTATTTCGTGCAGCAATACGGTTTTCACCGTTTCATTTCCCATCGAAATATCGTTGATTGGACGCAAAGGTAAACGTTCATTGATTAGAATTTTCCCGCGCGGCTTTGAGCCTGTATAAATAAGGGGAAGTTGATTTGAACGATAAACGCCTCCGACCCCTTCGCCCAAGTCCTTGACTTCAACGGGTACGGTTTTTAAAAACGGATATGCCGCAAATAATTCTGGATGATTAATCAACTCAGGAAGTAACGGGAATGGATCACCTGGAACTGGACTAAATATCGTGTCCCGCAGCCTTACTGCCATTGGCGGCTTTGATGTAGGGTCTCGGTCAAGCACTTCAGCGGCTAATTCGTCAAACCGATTAAGGTGGCCTTCTAAATATGAGCCATACGCAACGTTATCTGAAATCTCCCAACGCCATTGTTGGTCTGGCCCAATCGTCCAGCCTGTTTCCTCGAGGATTCTTTGGCGTGGTGTTTCGCCCTCAAGCATTTCTTGCGCTTTGCCAAACGTTTGCATCGGCGCGTTTGTCGCCCTAACACCTGCGTATTGAAAATAGGCTTCTTCGGCGGCAATATTTTGTTCTGCCACCTCGAGGCTAGACACCACACGGTCATCCCACAAAACAAAAACATCGTACGTCTCAGGCGCCCCACGCGAAATTTCTTGGGGATTATTTTTGAAAGTTGTTTTTGACCCAACAAGCCCATATTGATTTAGAAATTTGGACGCGTATTCTCTACCATCAACAGCACCTAAAAGACTAAAATTTAAATTACCTTCAGTTAACGCATCGACTTTTGCGGCGTCGAAATGATTTCGAAGCATAGCTGTAAAATCCGACCCGAAAGGTTCAACAATCTCTATGTCATCAAAACGCGCTTTAATTTCCTCGGGCAAAGTATTTAGCATTTTGTCGACAAGTGGTTGAGCGTCACCTTGTTCGGTTAAAAGTTCGCTACGATTTATAAATTGTCCGTCCTCTGGCAGATCAACCTTGAGCACCTGCCCCATTACACCAGACACATCGTACTTTGGAGCCTCTGTAAATTTCTCTGCCAACTGTTCTTTATTCGTAAAATAAAGACCCCACCCAAGAACCGCAGCGCCTTGCCCGGAACCTATAAAATCCAAACTGAATTGATCAAAGTTAGCGAACGTGCCGTGAAATGCGGTTTGATTTAACTCTTCAGCATTTTGCAGCGGTTTCACTTGCTCATCGTTAAACGGCACATACGCTTGAGAGCCATCCTGTGCGGCATAACCAAAACTGTCATACCCGGCGTTTTCTACTTCTTGCCTCAATAATTCTGAGAACTGCTCATTGTTTTCGGCTTGTTCACGCAGCCTAATCACGTCATCTGCAACCAATACCCCCTGGTTAATTAGGTGTTGTGCCATCAAATCAGGGTCATTTATGGCATTGATAGGCGCCGTAAACGGATTCTGGACGCTTAAAACGTAAGTCGGCTGGGTCGTATCCCCGTCTGGCGCACTCTCACCAGCTGGTTCAAAGCGCGTCGCCGTGTTTTCCTCAGAAATGCTGACCATCGGAATAACCGCACCTTGCTCATCAGCTGCTTGGGAATTACCAAACCAGGCCGTATCACTGTTGGACTGTTGATCGAACGTATGGCCAGTTGGGATTGCATCCGCAAATTGCGGTCGATTATTGTTGTAATACTCAAGTGGACTAATGCCCTCGACCTCGGCACCACGCATATAACTCTTCGCAATTAAGAGCGCATGGATTTTTTGTTGTGACGTTGATGTGCGCTCGAGCGTACCCATTGAAGCCAGCAATCGCTTATAAATAATGGTTTGCATCGATTCATTACGCGTGCGTTTAGCGCCATCATTCGCTTGACGCGCCGCCGCGTCAGCTATTACTGGGTTGCCACCAGCGGTGTGTTCTCGAGCTTCAGCTAGAGTCATCGCCTCTGGTGACGTGCGCACGTTTTCCACAACTGTTTCCCAAGCTGATGTGTTTGAGAACTTCGCTAAAAATTCAGCGCGGGACATAACGATATCTACGCCGGTTTCATTTGCCGTAGCGATCTGCTCTTGAACACCCTCAGAAACCTCGATTGTCTCTCCGTTTTCTTGAGCTGTATTGATTGCTTGGTTATAAGATTCTGGCGAGAGTGAAACCGTATCATTTGGGTCGGTCAGCTCACTTAACACACTCTCGACTGCTGCTCGACCCGCCGGGCCTTCAACACCTAACGCCTCAGTTTCTGAAAGAATTTCAGCCGCTTCATTTAAACTTTGCGCATTATTTTCAGCCATAGACGCTTTCGCGTTCTCGAGCGCTGTGTATTTGCGACGTGTATTGTCAGCCATCAACGTTGCAGTAAGCGCCCCGATCGTACCTGTTGGGCCTTCGCCGATCGCTTCAAACGCGACCTCACCCCAATTAATTGGCTTGCGTCCCACCACCATTTGCGCTGCGGCCTCACCACTACCACCACCCACCATTTCACCGCCAGTGGTTATTGTTGCCGTTGACACAGCTGGTGCAATACGTCCACCTTTAATGGCTTCCAAATCTCCTGCCGCGCGCATCCGTACAAAGTAGCGTGACAATCCTGCTGTCATCAAATCAAACAAACCAATTGTGACGCCACGCTCAACCGCTTCCTCGCGGAACGCGGTCATATTGCCTTCATTTTCAAACAAATCAGCCATGCTCAACGCGTCTTGCGTGTCATAGCCAAATTCAGTTGCGAGGTTATCCAGTGTGAATGCGTACTCTAAAAGACCGCTGGTTAATCCCGCTAAGACAACAGGCGCTGCGACGGGGGAAACAATACCCAATACTGACGTTGCTAATACAGGTGAGCTTGCCGCAAAACTTTCCTGCAGCATTTCGAAAAACGCACCTGGGTTTTCAAAACTGGCGATAGCCCAATCGACTAAACCTTCAGCTTGCCCAATCTTTTGCATCCCCTCACGAATATCCGCGGGTACTGCATATTTTTCACCACGACGCGCTAATTGTGCATAACGCACGCCACGTCGAATTGACGCATTAAAATCAATTTGTTCATCTGCGCTGCGACCCGCATTGAATCGATCAATTGCGGCTTTTTGTTGCTCGTAAATACCGCCGTAACCAAACTCCTGCGTGAGTGTTGACCATGCTTGTTCAGCGCCACTAAATCCCGTCGCAAAGGGTTGCCAAAATCCTTCGAACGCCGTGCGCGGCACCTCAGTCATCTGACCATATCCATCTGGATATTCAGCCTCGCGATCACGTCGATTTTGATTCGTTCTTAATTGAATGGCGTTAGCGTATTCACGCTTCGTTTTGGTGAAGACCTCGTACGCTTTTTTATACCCGTATTTGGCAACCGGAAAATCTTCCTGCGTTGGCTCACGAAGAAAAGGCGTTAACTCCCCTTCGACATTTAGCAAAACGCCTTCAAGCCGCTTAATCCCTGGCGAATTCGATAGCGCAATAAACTTATCGATATCGTTTTGTATAATTGACGCGTTGACTGGGTTGCGTGTAAACGCTTTGGCGACGGCTTGATTTTCATCTAACTGCTGATTACGCCGCGCTCGATTCAGTGCGACGTCCAACTCAGTGTTGCCAGGTAAAACTAAATTCGGGTTTAGTTTTAATTCAGTTGCGAGGTTGATTCTTTTAGCCGTGTCTTTCGCTGGCTGCAAATCATTCATCAAACTATGCGCTGTAGATGGCAGCAAACCATTACGTTCAAACTCATTAAAATTAAACGTTGGTTTTGGTTCGACTTTTGGCTTGTCGACTATCGAGGTGAAATCTATCGACCCATCAGCTTTGCGCGGCAAGCCACCCGTGTTTATTGGATTTGCCATATTTATGGTTGCTTACTTCTTTTTAAAAGTTCATTCCAGATACGAAAATCCTCGGTTGAGGCAGAACGCCTATCGACGTTAAAACCGGCCAGCGCTTCAGCATTCGTTGGTTTTATATTTGGATAATTAGCTTTCCAATCTGCAAAAAAGTCTTTTTTCCATTGCCCAGCCCCAGCAAAATTGCTTTTTCTATTGGCTGGTGTGAACGTCGCGTCTTGGCCAATTCCTGCTGGTATTTGACCTCTGAACGTTTCTTTAAATGCGCCGCCTGGCCCTTTCCATGTGCCTAACACAGCACCGGGTTGCAGTAATTTTTCAATTTTATCTGAGGATAATTCTTTAACTTTTAGTTCATCTTTAATTGACTCGATTAAACCGCGCCCCCAATTCTTAAATACAGCCGCTTCGCCTTTTTGATCTTGATCACTCATATCAAAGAGTTTGGCCGCCATGTTGGTAATGATCGACATTTCAGCCGCTTGCAATTTGATATACGCCGGGTCGTTCATATCGTCTTGACGTTTGACCATTGCTTTAAACTCAGCGTCCGCCAAATTTGGTCGCCTTAGCATTAGGTTTTCTTGTAAAAACAAAGCAGGTTCATTAACTGCCATATTATTGAGGTCATTCCAAACATTCCAATCGGTTGTGACTGGTGGCTCTGTTGTCAAAAACGTGGCGTACTCTCTAATGATTTTAAGTTTGTCTGGGCTGTGTCGGTTGATATTGGCCAATTCGGTTTGATCGACCTCGCTCATGTCACCGTTACTTTCAGTCAGTTGCCTTGTTACATTTGTAATACTGGTATTTAAGTTACCTTGTATTTGGATTTTTTCCTGATTTGAAACTAGGTCAAGAGCGTTGATTGCTGCGGTAAATTCACGCGCGTCCATGTTTTGGTCAAGCATCAACGTCGTTTTAATTTCAGCTACGTTCACATCAATTTGGTCTTGCGTGATTGGCCCATCACCCTGGATGTATTCTTGCCGCGTCATACTGGTGTACAAATCAACCCCTTTGTCGAAACCAGACTTAGCGAAGTACGCATTCTCGGCGGTTTCCCGCAAAGTCTTGCGCGTTGTAGGATCAATGATTTTTTCCCCATACTGATCTAAGAAATGAACACCATGTAATGGATACTCACGGATCATTTGGTTGGCGTAATCTACAAAAATCTCAGACTCCACCAGTCGAGCAGCCGCCTCTGCCGTATTTTCACCGGCGCCTAAATTAATTTGCTCATCAAACGCCGCTTGCCTTGCGTCGGCTATTGCGTAAAAACCCTCCATTGCGATACCTGGCATAGCATTCCCATCGGCATCAAGATGTTTGAAATACTCAGGTTCCGCGTCAGACGGCACATCTGATTTAATATGCCCAGTTGAACTTAAAAACCCTACCGCGTTTTGTTTGCTCAACAGTGTGTGATTTTTAGCCTCTACTTGCTCATAAGCCTGATGCTGCGTTGCCTCATGCACACTGATTGTTTGCGCGCCTGATAGCGCGTTCGCTTCCAGCCGCTCACGAATTGCAGCTTGCAATCTGGGCTCGACGTTTGCCACCAGCTCATCGATTCGCGTTTTCGACGCTTCCATATATTCAGTTGTGCTGCCAATCGCTTCTTTACCCGTTCTCATAGACAAATCACGGCGCGTGTCTATATTCCACGCACTAAATTGATTGGATAGGTCTAAGTACAGCGTTTGATCGCGCCGCGTGCGATTCGCAATCGCTAACTTGGTCGCTGTTTGTGCAAAATTAGTCCCGGCTTTGAGTATTCCATCACCTAAATTAGCCTGTGTAATACCCGCAACAGCGGGAGATTGCACCGCCCCGGTGCCTAATGTTGGCGCTGTGAATGTTGCTGGGCCAACGCTTTGCTCGTAGCTCGGTAGTTTTGGCATAATCTTTAACCTAAGGTTGTAAGTGTTGTATTACCACCCAGCGCGCCCGTTCGCGCGTTGTTAAGGTAATACCAGTTTGATGCGACCGTACCAAGATCACCTAGTAATCCACCCGCTGCAGCGCGCGTCGGAGACATCTGACTCGAGGCTTGCGCATACACATTTGCCGCCATATCAAAATTTGTGGCGCCCATACGCGCAGCACCTTCTTTGGCCACCGCGTCTTTTAATATCTCAATTGCGTCAAGTTCTTTCATTAAGTCACTTCGCGTCATTACATCGATCGCTGAAGCGCTGTCGAGTGCAATGCCGCTTGCGCCAAGACGCGCGCGTTGCAGCGCTTTAATGTCTCCAGCTCGCCGGGTAATTGCGCCAATTTTCCTTTGCCCCGCCATGCGAATACTGTCTGCTTGCAAATTGGCACTATCTCGATTGATTTGGGCCAGTTGGGACTGGTACGCGAGCGCTGATTGTTGCGCTTTGGCTTGATATCGTGTGCCAAGAAATTTACTACCCGCCCCGTACAATTGTGCGCCGAACGCTAATTTCTCTAAGCCGCCAGAGATATCACCACCAAAACTCCAATCTAAAAAATTCTGAAACTTACTCGTCGCCATAACTTATTTTCTCTATAAAAATATAATCAAGTAACCACTACCCACCTAACGTCACTTCACTGGTGACAGCCACAATCGTGATCGGCAATGGATCACTTTGGCGTACAAAAATCTGCCCTGAATCGTTCCAAGACGGGCTAATGGGCATACGCAACTCTTCAGTTTTTAATGCGGGTGGTGAGCCGTAAGTCTCAGTTGTTCGTTGTTTGAATTCAGTTAAATTGTTTTCGTCTGGCCCAACAAAAATCCCTGAGCTTTTAAATACACGTAACGAAACCTGGTTGATGTTTTTGTATCGACCTTGCCCGAACGCGTCGGTTTGTAATGTGATTGGTAGTGTTTCCATATCCGCCGTAATCGGTAGCCCGACTTGAACGATGCTTGCTGGTGAATTTAGTGCAATTGATCCGCTTGCCACGGTCTTTTGTGGGTGTACCGCACCGTCGGCCAAAATGTTTACAGTCTGCCCCTCGAGGTGCGTCAATCCAGTTATTGAGTCTCGCGCAAACGACCAGGTAGTACGCGCGCTCGAGCGTAGACTTGCTGGTATCGTTTTGTCGGTTCGTACTTGCGCAACTGTAGTGCTCGACGTGCTCTCAATCGTCAGTGTGTATTCAACACCGTCGGTATCAGTAATCACAATCGCGTCGCCTAGATCCGTGCTTACTGGATTTAAAAAAGTACCGACGGAGGCTGTTAGTGTTAATTGTTCAGCACTCGTATAGTTTGTACCGCCACTAATGGTCATCGTCGTACTGCCGGTATTTGTCCCGTTATACGTTGCACCACTATCTACAAAAAATGCGTCCTCGGGTGTATTGAAGTAACGCGGCTGCATTCGCTCAATGTATTGCACGGTTGCGCCGTTAATCACGCGTTTTACAACGACATACGCCACGTCATCATCCCCTTCGGCGACACAGCACACCGATTCATACGTTCCGTTCGTTGTATTGTGCTGATGCCAAGCACCAACACCTTGCTCGGGCATATAAGTCAAACCCAATAGCGCACCATCACTGCGCACAAACCACGCGATTGGATAAGGTGCTTTTGAGTACGCCATATCTTTAATCGTAAATTCGTCGAATAAATGGGGTGCGCGAACGCTTAGATCGCCGGTAATAAAACCACTGGCTTGCCAGTTGTACCCAAGCTCTCTGACATGACCGCCTCGAGCGGCAGCATAAATCAATGAGTTATTCACGATTTGCGGCTGCACGTTACTCGCACCGATGTAACTTTGCGGCTTAACCGATATGGTGGACGGTGTGATCGCGTCTGAATTAAGTGACGTCACGCGCCATTCAGCAGCGGAGGTGAGCAGAATCATTTCTGTAAGTGGCACAATGTGCCTGATCGTATTCGCTTCGCGCGCGGCGACGCGAAATGAAATTCGATCATCATCAACGACCGGGATTCTAAAACTCATATCCGATTCGGTGCCGGATTTAGTCATCAATATATTTGAGGGTTCGTTATTAGTCCCTGCAAAAACGCGGCGCTGCTCAAAGTAGCTTACAGCTGCTGGGTAATTATTGATTGAATTTAAGACCGAATCATAAATGGGCGGTGTCTGGCCCATGTCGGGTGCAATGTTGTCGTCGATTATTGACGTAGTGGTGGTTTGTCCGATAAACCCGTAAATACCACCTTGTAATTTGTATACGTTGTACCGAGTCGCATCGGTAACCGCACTCCAGCTGATCGTGACAATGCCGCCTTGCTCGAGCAAATTACCGTCATCGTTTGCAGCGTTCGACGCAGAGGATTCGGAAACTTTATCCGCTGCGATTGAAGTCACCACATAACTGTAATTGTATTTGTCTGTGCTATGCCCCGACGCCGTTACTGTGGGTGTGCCAGGTGCCGCAATCGGCGTACCAAAACTTGGTGTGGTGAATGTCCAATTGGTCGCCCCCAAGCGACGCAATTCTTTAGGCGCATAGCTCGGGTGTGTGATGGTCATCACATCGGCTGACTGGACGTAATGCAAATCCGGCAAATTGGCATGACCATAAGGACTTGCAATTTCGTAAATTGCGCCACTATCTAATAACGTGGCGCCTTGCGTATGAAAGCGCACGTACTGATGACCAAACTCGAGCACCATTGTTTGCGTGGTTGAGAACGTGAATGGAATGAGTCGGACTGTATGTGCGCTGTTTTTAACCGTATTTACATACTTGGTACCGCCACGATTGCCTATTGGCCCATGCGGAAAAACGATAAAATTCTTGCACGTCGCCAAACCTGTTTGATATTTAACGTCATCGATTCGACCATGAAATTCCGGTGTGACTTCGCCACCCGCAAAACTTCTTTGCAACACGCGCGTCGTTGTCATAACTACCTTATTATTTTGCCATCGAATAAAAACGGATTAACACTGCCTCGAACTTGCATAAATTCAGGTGTGTGTACCGGGGGATTAAGTTTCTCGTTAGCGTCTTGCCGAATCGCGCTTATTTGTGTGGCACGCCAGAATTCGTAACATCGTTTGGCCTCCGCTCGACCAGCATCGCCTTTAATAACGGTACCTGCGAGGTGGGAAGCCAAAAACCAACCAAGCGCGTCGATAAACAGCGGAGAGAATTTTGTCGTGTCGGTTACTAAAATTGTGTAGCGCGCGGTCGCTGTTTCTAAATTCGTTAATATAATTTCCGTGCCATCAGTGGTATTTGCTAATTCAAACTCAACACCATCATCTTCAGGTGAGCTGGCAGCTGGTAGTACGGTTAAAATGCGCAGCGCATTTGCGGGTCGCGCGTAAGCGTAACTCCAATTAAACGTATCAACCCCGCTTAACAGTGCCAGCGTTTCTCGACGGGTTGCAAAATTCCAATCATGTCCCTGAAGCATGGAATTTCGTGCGATTGGGTAGAACTGTGCGCAATGTTCAGCTTGACTTGAACCCTCGGGCGGATTGATTGACGCCACTGACGCATCATCACCCAAACGGCTAAGTGCTAAATTACAAATATCAACTTCACTGGCCATTTATAAAACCTTTAAAAAAATGGGGGCGCGTGGCCCCCATAAGTCCCTTAGAAGGAGTGGTACTGGGGGAAAATCTTTATGGTTGACCCTCGCCAAACCCGTACAAATCTGCGTCTCGTTTTGTCAGCTCGGAGAACGTGTTGACCTCAGATTCTGCTTTTAACTTAGGTTTTCGAGTCGACTTTTTCGGTTTTACGTTTTCTTGCAAAACTTCCATGTATGTCGACGGCTTCAAACCCTGGGGGAGATAGAAAGTATCACCTGGTCGATGACGTCTTCCCGCTATAAAACAAGGCTCAAGAGTTTTGACGAGGGTCATGTGCTAACTACCTTTAGTTAACTGCATCAGCGTATGCACGCCAAGCAGAAGGCTCTTGTGTGAGGAAGATGTTTACTTTCCCCGCAGTCAGTGCCGCTGTGCCTACGTTAGCCACAACACCTAAAAATTGCTCATAGTCATTGCCCTGCGGCAGTGCGATTACAGTTTTGTAACCAGCCACCAAAGTAGCTTTTGCAATTGCGCCGGTCGATGCGTGATTTGTCGCTGACCCATCAACCGCAATGCTTGCTGCATTGTCTGAGACAATTTCAAAGTCTACAGTGGCGTTACCGCCGCTTGTGACAGCGGTATCGACTTGAATGACGACGTAGAGCGGGTAACCTGTACCCACGTCTCTTACTGCATCACCCAGATCAATTTGGTCACCAACTAATTGACGACCTGTACCAGAGGTGCCAAGTGCAAGTGCATCGGCAATTTCCGTTCTTTCATCTAAAATCATGTGTAACTCCTATCAAAAAATCTAATTAAGAAACTGCCGCTTCGTTAGCTGCCAATGCGTCAACACGTTTCACTGGAATGCCGTCAAACATCGTGACTGACTTTCCGGCTACTTGATCCATCGTGAGTGTTGAGTTAGCAACTTTGTTCATGATCTGGCGACGTAAGAATGATTTAACTTTTCTACTGACGTAGAAAACTGGCTTACCGAGTGTCAAACTAGGTAGCTGCTCAATGGCTTGAGTCATTAAATCAATCAAGTCTGCGCCAGACGCTGCGTTCTTCGTTAGATCAGATAAATCAACATTTGGTATGCGTACCACGTAGCGCCAATCGCGCACGGTCAATCCGCAATCCCATCGGTAATGCGTTCTGTAGGCTTCCATTCTGCCGTTACTTCCGTCTATGTTCTCTACAGTCACATTCCCTTTGTCTTCCATGTACATTCCGCCTACAGAACCTTTTGGATAAATACCGTGACAGGTATTTGGCCCCCAGGCGACTAGCCAAATAGAGTTGTTATCAGAGCCTGAACCACCAGCTGAGAGAACGTTTTCTCCATTTGCAGCACTTGTGCTGTTAAAACGAGGTGCAAACCCGGTAAATGCCTCTGGCTCGGTGCCTTCGTTGCCGTAGAACAGTGTTGACGCAAATTCTTGGTTCATGCCCTCGATATGTGCTCTGTCCTCTGACAAACGAAACGCTGCCGAGTTACCGTTCAAGTCCGCCAACGCCTTATCGACTTCCGCATACGCTTCCATCATTCCGGTACTGTCGGTAATCTGCGCAGTTGTGCTCTTGGTGGGTTGAACGCCGCCGTACAATTTACGCCAAGTTGGTGTAGGTAGTCCGGTACGGATTGTTGTTCGATGACCTGTTGGCAAGTTACCTTCCTGCCAGGCCATATCCTCAAGCACTTCGTTTGTTTGTGTGAGGATTTCTGCGATCGCGTCGATTTTTCCGTCGGGATCGAGTCGCTTAGTGACATCCAACAAGGTTGGATTGATTGTGCTTAAAGCTGCCATGTCTTACCTTTCAAATTAATTTTGATTTGGAAATAGTCGTTTTGCTGTATCCATCTCCGCGCCTCGCGCGGGGACACCTGGAACGACACCATCTTCATTCAATGTTTGCCCGACCTTCCACAACATCCGAATCACTTCAGGATGATTGCCAAGCCCGGTTTCGTTTAACAAGCCGCGTAAGTTATCTGAACCGTATGTGTCGAGTGCTCGTTTTGCAGTGGCGACGTTTTGATTGAGTTTTTCTCCACCAAATTCGCTGTCTGCGGTACTCGCCTCCGCCCACGTTGTTTTTGCCGTCTCGATTTGTGTCTCATAACTTTGACGCATCGAGGGCATAACTTTGTCCAACATTGCTTGCGCTGCATCTTGCGAAAGATTGAGTTCCTTTGCAGCCGCCTTGAATTCAGCCATCACCGTCTCACCTAATTCGGTGCCTTCTGGTGCTGTAAATTCCGCGTACTCTTCTGGCGCGCCTTCTTTCACATCATTTGCTTGTTTCTCTTCTGTCGACTTGGCCTCCGGCTCAGATGTTGCAACATCTGTGTCGGGCGCTGCTGCGTCCAAAAGAGTGCTCGACTCTTGGGCGTCACCTTGATTGGTTTCTGCTGGTGCTTCCTCGGTCTGATTTACTACTGTTTCGTCCATGATCTTTTGCTTCCTTTAACATGGTTGGATACAGCTCAGGGCAGAGCGAATGAATCTGGCCCAAAAGTTTTAAACCCTCATTTCTGTTTCCCTCGCTAAATGCCATTTGCATTGCGTTGGTATTAAATGACAGTCGAAATACTCCGGCTCGATCTAAAAGACGCCACGCAATGCGGCGACCCTTCGCTGATGACATAAGCCACTTGGTGTCACTATCTTCGAGTTCCTGGGCAATGCGTGTAGACAGTTCATCATCTTCCGCCTCGCGCTCTTGCCCACGAATGTCAAAGGGATCGTGCTCACTCATACGTATGTTTTAAACGTAAAACGTAAAACAGGTGGACACTCAGACACCCGTGTAACCCATTAAGTTATCCATGATGTCGGTACCTGCGGTTGACTGACCGCCACGCGTCGGTACACCTGCTAATTTTTGTGCCGTGTCAGCACCTTGATTCATCATTTGCGCTTGCGCTGCCGCTGCCTCTTGCTCGGCACGCGCTTCGCGCACACGTGCTACTTGCGCGTTCGAGGTGATCAAATTTGGATCAACGCCTAACATATCGCTATACGCATCGGCCCACTCATCAGTATCAAATTTGTCGAGCACATCTGGTTTCATCTGCGCGATCATGCCAAGACTCCCGACAAATCGGTCGACTGAATTGGTACCCACAGCTTTTTGCGCTTGAGACAACATTGATACAAACTCAACATTCAGTTCTTGCTCGTTAAGCTCTGGTGGTGGCGGCGGCACAATACCCGATTTAATCATTTGATTAAACGTAATGTCGATAAGCGGATCGAGTAACTCGTTATGCAGCCGCTCGAGCACAGGGCCGAGCATTAAAAGTTTTTCCTCATGACGTTCAGCCACTTCAGTTGCTGTCATGCGGCCCGTGTCTTGGCCTTGCAGCATCAAGAATAAATCCGCATAAAAACCACCACGGATTCGACCGCGCACGTCTTGAATATCTTCTAACAAATAATTTAGGTTTAGATTCACTTCAAACGCGCTGCGTATCCCGGCGTTCTGTGTTTGCGTGTCGACATACGTAATGCCACCTGGCAATGTGTTGACCGCTTGGTTTTTCAGTGACGTTGGCACTTGCATCGGCGGTTTGGTCTGATAGTCAATGCCCTGCGCTTTTCGCAATTGCTCATGCTGCAGTTGTTTGATGTCACCCAGTGCTTCCATACCCGGACTCAAACCATACATATCGCCACCAGCAATTGACCATCGCGGCACGACAGCTGGGAACTCTTCAAAGCCGGAATGACGCAACAACATATCTTCAGTGCTGCCGTATTCGAAATAACAGCTCTTGAACGCCATATTTTGATTATCTTTTTTACGTAAATCGCGATCCTCTCGAGGCTCAATGGCGTGAATGACCGTCTTGTAGTGATCCAAGTTACCCGCGTGATACGCGTCGTGCGTGGCCTGACACACGTTTTCAATACCAAACTCTTTAACCAACTGCCCAACTGTCATTTCAATCTCGCGATACAACGTATCAACGCGACCTTTTGAGTTTGTCATTACCGCATACTCACCGATCGTGAGTGGATGATGATGAATAACACTATTAAAGTCAGCCGTGATAATCGAAGCACCTGTGCCGAACGCGCCAAGCTCTTCGTACATCGAGTGCAGCGCACGATACGTGTTGCTTCTTGAGAAGATATGCAGCATCAAACGCGTGACGTTATGAAGCCATAACTTCACGTCAGTCGAATCCATTAAATCTTCATCTTGCGTGGCCAATCGGAACCAGGGTCGCGCGGGAGACGTCATACCTGCCATCATTCCTGCAGCTAACGTGCGTAGAGCCATCGTTCCGGTATTGTCGTAAATGTTATTGTGGACTTTACCGCCGTCATTTACTTTTTTAGTAAAGAATCGGCCCGAGCGCGGCAACATATAGTCACTGATTTCTCGCCAATGACTGTCCCAGGTTGAGCGTTCATTTTTTAACGATACCCAACGTTTTAATAATTCATCGCGCGGCGTGTATTCTCCTGCTGGATCACCATATCCCATTTACTATGCTCCTAAGATCGTGTTCCCAGACAAAGATAATTGACTCGAATTAATACCGCTTGGCCCAGTTAGCATGGTTGAGGATTGTCCTCCACTACCTTGACGTGCAGCCGCTTCGCGAATACCTCGAACATTCGGCTGTTTCTGATTGGCCGCCGCAAAAGCCTGTTGAGCCTCGCCTTGTGCCTTTTTTGCATTAGCTAAATTTTGTGCTTGCGCACGTTCTTGCATATTAAGTTGTTTTTTAGCCGCCTTACTTTGCGCAACCATCGATCCGGCGCCAATGCCAACTGCGGCTGCAGTCGCGGCAGTTGCACCTAAACCCATTGCGGCACCACCTACAGCTGCTGCTGTTACTGCTCCACTCATATCGTTTCCTTATTTAAAATTAAATTGTTGTTTGATCGAGACATCAATCGATCAGCTTCGTCGGTAAATTGGTTTTCGGCCTCTTCAACAGTAATCGCGTCACTTGCAAAGATCATAGTGATGTGCGTGTCGCGTTTCGCGTAATAAGCCGTTTTGCGATTCGCTGCAGCGGGAATGATTTGATAGCCCTCGACATCGATGACTTCATCACCTAACGTCACGGTGGCGTGACCATTAATCACGAGCAGCGTGGGTATTGTGATATGCGCACCCGTTAACGCAACGCCTGTCGGTATCAGAATCGTCCTGGCATACACACCCGCATGAAACGTGTGAAACGTGTCAATCGGTATTTGCGGCATATTCGCAAGATATTCTTCGAGGGCCACAACTTTTTGCTTACCTTCGACCGTGGCGCTGAGTGTTAACGCATTCATAGTGGCTTAAAAAACACTTCGTTTGTGTGCATAAAGTTCATACCGTCGAGCACTGCACTTAACGTACCGTCGGCTGGCGCACTGACTAATAAACCTTTTGCGCCTAGCGTTGTTGCGTGTTGCCGTGCTCGAGCGAGTAATTGCAATCCCGCGCCGCTGCTTCGATGCTCGGGTAGCACGTAAAAACTCTCAACTGTGCCAATCAAACACCCGTAATGTGGGTTTGGTGTTACCAGCAACGCAATAAACCCTATGAGAAACGGATGTATACGTGCAGTAAACGGAAACATCACACCGTTATTAATCAATTGTTGATACACACGTCCATCTGGCTTGGGTCGCGGCATTCCTTCAATTGCGCATTCGTCAGCATAGCCACCAATAATGTCGTGGTAATACGGATCATTGCGAATAGTTTCCCAATCGCTTATTTGAATGCTTACTTTGGCCATTAAACCCAATGCTATGCGCGAATTGCACAACAGGTGGACAGCTAATACTCGACGTATTGTTCCTCGATCGGTACGTGCTGACTTAATTGTTTTTTGCGTTGCGCTCGAGGCCGCACAATGCGATTGATTGAGAACCGCGTAATCTTGTGTATCCAGCCTTTAGGGATGTGAATCTTTGCGTTTGACTCTTTAAAACTCACCGTCGAGGCAACGCAAATGACATCATCGTTTTCACTGACGACAAATCCTAATGTGCTGCACGGATGCGCTTCAGCTTTCGATGTTTCATTCCATTCGGCTTCGGCGACTGCATCAAACCAATCGATGTACACGAGTTCTTTGAATTGCTCCTGGATATGTTTTTGCTTCATAGCTCTTCGTATGGATCGTATTCTTTAGCTGGTTTAACAACGGATTGATCAGCACTACGTTTTACAGGCTGCGCATACGTAAGTGCTAACGCATCCGCAATGTCTGGTGACCCGCTATCGGGCAGCCGCTTGCGTATCTCATCTTTGCTCTCGAGCTTGATGCGATTCGCAGCGTCGAAACGATATGTCGGTGTTGCTAATTCTATTTTGAGCGCTTGCAAGTTTGGTATTGCCAGGCTGCCTTTGATTGCATCAGCCATAAGCCACCACATTTCTGTACGCTTATTGACGAATCGCGCATCGATCGCTTTGCCACCAAAGTTAATCTCGATTGGTAAGTAGTTCAGTTGACGCAATCTGTCAATTACCCCTGCACCACCACCTGCATCAATAAACGTAGCGTCTGGCTGCCATTGCTGAATTTGCTCTGCAACAACACCTGCAAGTTCCATGTTGTCGACGTTACGCAGCGTGATGGGATCAAACATCTGTAAGCCCTGGCGTCGCACAATGACCGATCGATCATCACCAAACCGGGCTGGATCGACGCCTAATATCTTTGGTGCGTAATCCATCGACTTTGGTTTATGTTCACGCATTGCAGCTGCCTCGACGTCCGTCAAACTGAGCAGCTGATCGTCTGCTGCTGCAGTGAAGTCACACAAATACTCCCTCGAGAACGTTGTCTCGTTCATCGAGCTTTTGAGTTTTGCTATTTCATCCGCATCGATCGCATCCGTGTCGTACACCGTGTACCTGGCACGCGCCCAATCGCCTTTATCGGTTGCAGCGTAATACAATTGACTGAATAGATTAATGCCGTGCGGTGTACCCAGAAACCATACCCAGGCTTTGCGGTCACTCGTAGTTGGTAACAGCACTTCTTCCCATACCTCTGGCTTGATCTGAGCGGTTTCATCAATCACGATGCCATCGGTACGCAATCCGCGCAGCGCGTGAGGCAAATCGCCACCGCCTATACGAATGACAGCACCATTACGCGCACACGTAATTGACCCTTCCGTTTCGTTAACGATCATCTCACCGACTTTAATAAATGGTGCAGCCATCACCTTGAGTCGCGTCCAAGCAATCTGCCGGGCCTGCTTTTGGAATGGCGCTACGTACAAAAATACGGGCAGCTCGTTTTTGTTAAATATCGCTGCTGTCAGTAAACGTTTAAGTGCGAGCTCTGTTTTACCTGCGCGTCGATGCAGCGCCAGGACAACAAATCGTTTACCGTGCGCAAGTTTTGCGCATTCGCGCTGCCAATTGCGCATTGGTAAACCGAATCGAGAATCCGCTGCATCCTCAGATATCGATATTGTCGCCGAACTCATCCACTACAATCAATTGCGCTTTAACATCCTGGTTCGCGGTTACACTCGATAATCGCGGATGGCAATATGGGGCTGCCATAACAGCAAATTTACCCGCTTCAGCTTTGTTGCCTTCGTTCCAGTAGTCTCGCATACAACACAACATTACTTCCAATGGCGTAATGCCTTCTTGCAATGCGCGATTCGCAATTTCGCGCGTCAACTTCGTCGCGCTTCCTGCCTTGCGACCCGCACCTTTACGCGCGCCGCCGCGTCGATTTATCGTCGATCCATCATAAAACTGTTTCCTACTGCTCGCCATATCAACCAATCATCCATTCTGATTGATTTCATTGTTATGGTTATTTCTTAATTAGGTGGACAGTTTTATAAGACTCTGGCAATTGCGCACGTTTCAATCCTTTAACAATATTCCTCACCTGGCTTTTGCTGATGTCGAACACCTTTGCCAATTGGCGAAGCGAGTAATGCCCTTCCTCAAACATTTCGATCATCAACTCGACCTCATGATTTGTTAATCGTGCGTTCGGATGATCCTCACCAATGCGATAC